TTTTACGCTTGGTATAAGTTTACCTGCGCCTACATATGCAACTAAAAAATTGTTAATTATATCTGTTACTGATATATACCTATAGCTACCATAGTCATTACCGGTGTAATATTGTTCGTTAGTTTGGGTTATTAACCCGCCATTAGGTGTTGACATATATTAACTTTTAGAATTTATTTCTTTTGATTGAATAACCTGAGAAGCTGCTTGAACTATTTGAGGATCTTTTATTATTACGCCAGCATACGCTAATATTCTTATTATAACATTAACTTGCTCTGTTACAGATAGTTCAAAATCTGCCGCATCATCGTCATCAGAATTATACACATACTGTCCAACATCCCCAACTGAAAATGTCCAATTTACAGGATTAGGTTCTCTAATATAATAAGCAACAACATCGGTAGAGGTAGCATGACTATTTATGCTATCAGGAAAAGCTGTTATTGAAAGACCTTCTTGAATATACACAGGAAAATCCTCAGTAGGTTGTGTTAATGGTGATTTATTTATACGCAAAAGCTCATTTCTAGTAACTTTTTGCATATCTATATCTTTAAATGTTAAGTTATTTAAATAATATGTATTTGTTCGTAAATTAATACCGGTGCTAGAATTAAGAACATTGGTAGCAACAAGATTAAAAAAAGACATTTTTTCCTCTATGTTTGCAATTCTATTAGCATAATCAGTATCTGTTTGAGGAACACGAACTTGCTGATTTAAATCATTAAAGTATTTTTCAAATATATCTAATTGAACTTGAGTAGCTACTTTGTTAAATTCATCTGGGGTCATATAGCCCCGCTGTTCTTTATTTAAAATAGATAAAACCGTTTTATATACGGTATTTACATTTATAGCCATATTTTTATTTTAATAAAGAGCGGCAACATAACGCTACCGCTCTATATTAATATCACACGTTATGCAAACTTTTTTTCTATTGATTTATAAACTTCTATGCCTTCATCTGTTTGCAAGAAGACAGCAAAAGCTGAATATGGGTTTTCATCAAATGGAACTGTCATAAGTTTTTTATCATTTGAGGCCCATGAAAATATTCTTTGATCTTGTGAAAGCTTAATAATGTTTGCTTCTTTTGCTTTAATAGCAAAATTACGAAGCTGCACATTTTCATCATTTGCAAGCTCTAAAAATAATCCTGGATTTCTTTTAGCAAATAAAAGTAAATCTCTTTTTAATTCTTTTGAACTCATCTTTGATACTGAGCTACCTAATTCAACGCGAACTATTGCTTCAGCCATATCAACATCCATTGACATTGCAGCATTTAATGCTTCAAGCTCAATTTCAATATTATCAAGCTGATCACCCGCTTCAATAACAGAATCATGCTCTGCGTATTTTTTACCTAATGACGGATGATATAGTGAAAGAAGCTTTTGCAGCGCCTGTTTTTCTTTAGGCACGAATAAATGCCCATTTTTAAACATAATATGCCCTAATGTAACTTCACCTTTTTGTTCGTCCACAAATGGTGAATTTTGATTAGTAGCATATCTAAGCTCTCTTTGCTCATTTTTTTCTGTGTCAAACCAAAGCATTTGTCTATGCCTTGAGTGTTTGGCAGGCATAGTATAAGTTAATGGTGACATATTTATTAAATAATAATGCCTGTCTTTAACTTCCCATTTTGTTGTAGCCGTGGCTACTTTTTCTTTTTTTCCCATGATATAATATAATAAAAGTTTTAATAAAAATAAAAATCACCCCCGTAATTAAACGGGGGTAATTTTAAAGGATATTGCTTATTTCTTCAACAATACGAAGTTATTAGCACCTTGAACACATAAACATCTTTCTGACAAGAAGTGTACGTTCATTGCGTCTTCGCTTGAAGTAAATGCTCCACCTACTGAACCTGTAATCCAAGTTTTCATTCTTCGATCATCAGCTTCAGAAGCGCGGTAACGCACGTGAAGGAATGGTCGTCGAATATTAGTACCAAGAATTTGGTCATATACAGTAGAAGTACCAGCTGGAATAAGAACACCGTCGATTGAATCTTCTGAGGTTGATCCGAAGCTATCATCGAATCCTCTTGTAGAAGCGTCATTTAAGTATTTCCAGTCAGTCTTATAGAAATCATAAGAACCTCTGCGGAAGCCAGTGAATCCAAGATTCAAAGCCATTTCTTCAGAGTTTTCAAACAATCCATAAGCTGTACCTCCATTTGCACCAGCAGAAAGACCTGCAAGCATATCGTCAAAAGCTAGATTGGTAGTACGATCCAAGAAAAGCATGTTTTCTTCAATAGCGCCTTGACCATCTAAATTTTTAAGGATTTCATCAAAAGAATCTAAAGTTGCTGGAAAAGCTGAATAAACATTTCCGCGCTCAGTAATTGCAGAGAAAAGACCTTGTGTACCTTTAACCTCTTGCGAGTTTGCAGAGATACCAGCTAATGTAGTATCCGCTTTTTCAGCTTCAACCATAGTCATTTCTAAGTAATCTTGATAACGAAGTCTTGTTTCAGACTCAGCTTTTAGGTACCATAGATATCCAGAAGTTCCGTCTTCAGTAGCAACTTCAACCCATCCAATCTGAGCAGTGTCAGAACCATTAATACCGTAGTGGTCTTTAATGATAATTGGTGAGTTGTTAAACTGAGTAAACTCAGGCTGTACTGAACCTTCCATTCCAGAAGTTCCTTTTCCAAATTCAGAACCAAATACAAATACTTTTAATGTTGCGCCTGCATCAACAAGAGCTGTTGACCATGTTGCTGACCCAAATGGGTGAGCCTCAACAGTTGTTCCTGTAACATCGCTTACAAAAGCTTTTTGCTCAGTACCCGTAGCAGGGTCAAGAATTACGATTAACGCATTTTTACGGATAGCGTGGTGCTTTCCAGTGCCTCCAACAATACTACTTCCGCCATCGGCGTTGTCGTCGATATCGACAGTTGCATCGTTATTTGCAGTAAGTCCACATGCGTTATAAGAAATATGCAAGCGATTTTGCTCGCTCCAAATGACTTGATCAGAAGTCATTGGCATCTCAGCGCCTACCATTTGAAGGAATCCAGAAAGCGTACGATTTCCGTATCTTTCTACTTCAGCTTCATAAATTTCAGGTAGATATTGTTGAGAAAAGTCATTACCAGCACCGCTTGTAAAATCAATATAGTTTCCGGTACCAGTTTGTTTTGCGGCCGTTGGTATCAACGAACCATACAAAGGTGATAATGCCATTTTGTTTTAATTTTAAGTTTTAACGTTTTGTTTTAATTTTAAGTTTTGAAGAATCCGCACCGCTAACAGATTTAACTCTTAATCCATTTATAAACACATTACCACTTTGACCACTACGAGGTTCATCACTAATATTTTTTGATTTATTAGTAAGACCTCGTATTGCATCAGCTTTTCCTTGCTCATAAAAATGATTTATAACTTTGTCAGAATTGTTAGCTACATATAAAGCTTTATGATAATCAGTCATGTTCGATATTCTACCTTCTTTATCTAAGAACTTCTTAATAAAGTTTCCCATATCAGACTGAAAATCAGCTACAGATGCATTATCTTTTATGCCATACCTAAACTTTTTTTCACCTAAATTAAAATCAAAACCTTTGAATTCGTCGTTGAAATAGTTTTTTGTTCGACTCTGAAAATCTTCCGTACGCTTTTTTATAACTTGCTGTTCTTCACTGTATCGATTGAAAAAGTCAACTGCTTTTTGTTGTTCCTGAGTTACGCCGGGTCTCAACTTGATTTCGTCGTAATATTTATCTTTCAGTTTTTCTAAAAAGCCCTTGGCCTTTGCAACTTCTTCTTTATACGCAACTTTTTTCTTGCGTATATCTTTTTCTTCCTCTGTGTCTTCGTCCCATGCAAAATCTTCTAAAAGTATATTTACATCTTCAGAATCTAAATGAGGTTTGCTTTGACGGTAATATTCCCGTAAAAGTGTATTGTTATCTACATTAGAATAATCTGCATTTAATCTTACATAATCTTCTAATGTTCCGCCAGTTTCATTCATGAAGTCTACAACCTTTTGAATGTTCTCTGGTAATGGCTCCGCAGTATCTTGCGATTCCTGCACCGCATCCTCAACTTGCTCTTGCAAGGTTTCAGTTTGCTCTTGAACCTCTTCTTCTGTTATTTCTTGTATTACAGAATCTTCTTTTATTTTTTCTTCGGAGGGCCGTACTTCTTCAACCACTTCCTCGCTGCTTTGCGAGTTTTCGGATTCTCCGATAGAATCATTGCTCTCATCTGTTGTATTGATTTGAACGGCATCTTCTTGCTTTTTTTTATCGGTAATATCTACTTTAATGGTATCACCTGTTTCTTTATTTTCTTCCGGCTTTTTAGACAAATCTACTTTAATAGTTTTAGGTTTGTCGGAAAGCTGTTTCATTTTTCGAGGTTTAACTTTAAATTCCCCCTCTTGCTTGACTATTTCTGCCATGATAAAATATTATAAAATTAATAAAAATTACTTAGGGTCAAATTGCCCTAAGTCAAAACCGCCTAATACATCAAATCCTGCAGATTCAAAGTTTTTTGGCAGTGTGTCGTTTTTACGCTGATTAATTAGTTCTGATTGTTGCGTAGCCTGTATTTTAGTTCGCTCATCTTTTCTGTCTTCTTTATAAGCGTCTTTGTTTTTTAAAGCGCCAGCCTGAGCCTCCGCTAATTGTTTATTAAATTGAAACTCTAATGTCATTAATTCTTTTTTAATTTGAGCTTCTTTTTCTAATTTTTCTATTTCAAATTGACTCTTACCTTTTTCAATTTGTAATTTAGTTTGAGCTAAAGCTTCTTGTTTTTGTAATTCTGCCATAGCCGCTCTTTCTGCTGTTTCAGAATTAGCCTGCGCTTGTGCTTGAATATTTGCTTGTTGAGAGGCTTGATCCGCTCTTTGCTTTTTGCGTTTTCTTACTTTTAGCAATTCATTTGCTAATTTTAAGTTACGTAATTCTCTTATATCAATTACATCCTCTAATCCAATTTGCCCAGACTGTACCGCCATTTGAATATTTTGTTCAAGCCGCTGCTTTTCTTCTTCATCGGGTTCGAGCTCTAAATATATGCCAAAGTCATGTATTCCATTTTTTTGCACTTCTTTTAAAGTACCCACATTGTAACTGCTAATACTATTTTTAAGCGCTTCTTCTGTTAAAGCAAATTCTAATGAGTCACCTATTCTTAACGATATGTTTTCAGCAAGACGTAATGATACATATAATGCAGATTGCAATATGTGACGTGTGGCTGTATTACTATTTGCTGCGGCTAATTTTTGTAATCCTACTAAAGCATTTTTATCAGGGGTACTTCCATCTCGCGCTTCATTTAATCCCGTAACGTCTCTTATCATTTGTAGATAATATTGATAGGTATTAATAAGCGAAGAAATTTTACCTTGCCCGGAAGATGTTTGTAATTCTTGAATAGGAACTTTGCCTGGATTCATATCGCCATCTTGTGTAAACGATCTACCCACGATACTACCGGTTTGAAAATACATGTTTAATGCTTCCGCCGGATTATAATTAGTTCCGTTACCTAAATCAACTTCAGCTAAACCATCAACATCCACATAAACACCATCTGGCACCATACGAGACATTACTTGTTGTAACTTTAAATGCGTAAGCTGGATCATGTCCGCAAACCCTGTTATACGACTTACTAGTGATTCAATTCTTCCTTTATACATTCTAGGAGCTACTATAGTATAATTCATATTAACTTTAGGCGAATCAGCAAATGGCCTAGTCATATGTTGCGACATTTCCCAGGATAACATTTTATTATTGCCTAATACTTTTGCTCCAGTATATAATACTTCTATTACTCTTTCAACTCTGTCGAAATTATCACTTGGCGGAGGGTTAAATATATCCGGCTTTTCTAAAGCTTTTTCTAGGCCTTGATCTGTTTTCTTTATTTTAAAAACCTGGGTTTCATATGTTTTATATTCAAAATATAAAACACTTATAGTATTGTTATCGTTTTGCCCGTAATAGTTTCTAACATAATCCGAGTTGCCAGGTTGCTTTTGTATCTCTTCAAGATCTTGTGCTGTTAAATAAGGAAACTCTTTTGCTAGTTCGCTTAGAAAAACTTGTTTTACCTCGCCTACATAATATAAATCTTCAAAGTTAGGATCTTCTGTATATGAATAAACTAAATTTGCAGGATCTACATATTTTAATTTAATACCCTCGCTTCTATTAAAAGATGTTTTAGCCGCGCCAATACCACAAACAACTAAATCAGATAATATTCTTTTTCTAATTTCTTCATATTTATTTTTAGAAAATATATTATCTAAAAGCTCTTCTTCAGCTATTTCAATTGATTGCTTATAATTTAACTGCATATGCAGATCTAACTCTTCTTTACTTTCTGGTAAATTTTCAGGCTGTGTAGTAGAATATAAATTTAAACCTAACTGCGAACTTGCTTTATCTATAAACTCTCTTGCTTGTATATCTCTTAAAATACCTTCTGCATATAAAGTTCTTTTTTTATTAGAATCAGGGTCTTGCGCAAAAGCTTTTAGCGCATAGTTTCTTTGTGACATGCCATTAATAACAATATCCACAAACTTAGGTATAACTGGAACTGGTTTCCAATCTAAATTAAGATAAGATAAATCTCCATTAATAGATAATTCATCTTTATATTTTTGAATTGATTGTTCTCCTCTAGAATATAACCTTCTTCTATGATATTCCTGAAAATTAGAGGTAAAACGATCACCCCCACGGTTATTTCTAAACCACTCGTTTTCAATAGCTCTTGCTACCTGCAAACCATATTCTAATGACTGCTTTTCCTCATTAGGTACCACCTGATCGGGAAACGAGCTGTTGTAATTAGTATTAACCATTTATTGTATTATTTTTGAACTATATCCTTTATTGTTATATCTTTTAAACCCTAGCGGTACAGATTTTATAATTTTTTCCGCAGATGGTCTATATCTATTTTTATTACAAGCCATAATAGCTAAGCCGGAACTAATTGTTGCATCAAATTTTGTTCTATTATTTATATTAAACCCAGCCCAGTCTTCTAATGTTTTTTGAAAATATATATCACCGTATACACCTTCTGTAACTTGACCTACATAATTTTCTATATAACTTTCAATTGCGGCGGCGTGCGCTTGCTTAATATCTTCAGATGTATTTGGTATACCGCCTATATCTTTTTCTGTAACGGATAGCTTGTTCCAGAGCTTATCCGGCCTATTCATTGAAAAACCTCTGTACCCTCTTCGTTTTAAATAGTACAATAATCTAGGTTTATTATTTTCCGCAAGAAGTGGCATTCCATAAAAAACTAACGCCATAAGCACATCTTCAAAAAATATTTCAGCTGTTTGTGGCCGTGCAATATATTCTAAAAAAAACATATTAGGAGGTGCATCTTCCATACTAAACTTAGTTAGCCCGTGCAAAGATCCTTTAGATCCTCTTTTATCAACCGTGCCTGATATATCATATGAGTCACAGCCAAATGCGCCAATATGCTCATTACCTGGGTACTTAACGCCATTTTTTACTATTACACGGTTTTGTAAATTTTTAGGTGGCACCCAAGATATCTTAAATCTTCCGTTTTTATTTGGTGCAAATATTACATTTTTATCTTGTTGCCCATTTTCCCATTGAAAATTGCCTTGTGTAACTTGCATCCCGTTTCGAGCTTCTTCGTTGTAATCTATTTGTTCGTAAATCTTAGTTAGATTAAATAAAGACTCTTTTGCTTCATCTCTAAATGCATGCTGCTCTGTTCGCGGAAACTGACGATAATATTCGTTTAAACTATCTTGATCGTTTTTAAGACCGTCAACTTCATTTTGCCAATGTTCTATAACGCCTTGGTCAATAATTTCTCCATACGGTCCTTCAACTTGTTCCTGCGGTGTATCGAAGACAGGGTTTCCATAAGAATCAATGAACCCCTCGTAGTTCCATTCCATAGGTATGAACAAAGAATATAATCCCGAGCTAGTCTGTCCATTGCGGTTTCGTTTAGTAACGTCTGAATCTTCGTATAGTTTTTTGAAATTTGCTCCACCTTTGTCTAATGCATTTGAAGTCGAGCCCATCATACACTTACCTACGATTCTAGAACCTAATCTAAGAGTTGTTTTTGTAACTCGCCAGTTGTTTAATATATTGTCAGGTCTTTCCCATTTGCCGCTTTCATCATGAGCTAACAACTTTAGTTTCTCCCCGTCGTACGAGTTATCGCCTGTGTTTTTCCAGTCGATTGTTGTGTCGAGCCCTTCCAGTTCCTCCGGCCCTTCGCCCTGATCAAGTTTTCGTCGCGTGAGTTTTGATGCTGGTACTCTGTATGCCAATTCTGTTTTTGGCCTATCCATTCCATCTTGTATTGGTTTAAAGAAAAACGGATAGTTGACGGATATTGGTACAACTTTATCTGTGAACATTTTTTTAGCGTCGGCTCCAGATTTGGACAGTATTCCAAACCGTGAATCGGAAGATATTGTTGCTTGATTAACCAACTCTCCTGATGCCATGAAAGAAAAACCAGAGCGTCTGTTTTTGAGATAGCACATTCCATAACTGCGTTGATCGGCTTTGCACGCTTCCCAGAAAATAAAAAATAATCTGTTTGACTCCCTAAAGTCTGCTGCCCCCACGTCAATTTTAGACCACTGCAGGTACATGTAATGAGTGCCAGTAATATAAGTAGGATTGCCTTTGTTAATAAACGAAAAGCCCTCGTCGCGGCGTTTAAACTCTTCGTCAATATAATCATAATATTTTTCTTTAAAGTATTCGGGCATCTGATTCCACTCAAATACACTTTTTATTTTTTCAAGTTCTTTAGGGTAATCTATTTGACTCCACGTATTTTTTTTAAATTTATACGGATCAGATGTTTTTGGTAAAGCTATTTTAAGATTTTGTATGTTATACACATCTCCAATCTCGCCGGTTTTACTTATTACTACAACATCATTTTCTTTGTCATAGCCATACCTCCATTGCTTATATCTATTCTTTTTATTAAGAACTTTCTTGCTTATATAATCAGGCAGTACTTCAAATAATGTTTGTGTATAATTCATTTTGATCTACCCTCTGCAAAGCCTTTAAATGATTTAGCTTTAGTATCTTTATCTTCGCCTTCTAATAATGCTCTTTCTTCGTCTATGCGCGTTAGTATTTCAAACGCATCAAAGATTGCTAACTTTTTTGTAGCGGCGGCATTTTTAAGCCTAT